CACTGCTGCTGAAGTTGCTACTGGCTACATTACTTCTACATCTGCTGCGGCAACCGCTATTACGCTGCCTACAGGCACGTTGCTTGGAGCAGCACTGGGAGCAGTTAAAGGCACAATTTTTGACCTGTACATCGACAACACTGCTGGCGCAAACACAGTGACTATTGCTGTTGCCACCAACGGCATTTTGTCAACTGCTGCCGCAGACACTGCCGGTTCTTTTGGTGACTTGACCGTTGCTTCGGGCGTGACAGGCTTGGCTCGTTTCACTCTTATGTTCTCAAGCGCCACAGCATACGTCTTCACACGCACTGCTTAATTAGGAGCCTACTATGGCAGCCGATGTCAAACAAGCGCATATAAATCAAAGCGGTTTTTTAGTGCTGGGGCGCAGTCGCGTCAAAGCCTTGTCTTTTGTAGGAACGGCCACAGCGGGGACATTGGCAGTTTTTGATACTGCTACTGCCCCTGTGACTTCGGGCGTTACGTACGGGCGTAGCGGAACAACCGTGACAGTAGCCAAAACGGCTCACGGGCTCAGCACCGGAGATGTTGTTGGAATTCACTTTGAAGCGTTCCCTTCTGCAACGGACGGCAACTATGTCATCACCGTAACAGGTGCAAACGCCTTTACGCTTACTGATATCAACACGGGGACTATCACAGGCAGCCCCGCAGCGGTGTATGTAAGTGGCGGCGGTTCGTGGCTCTTGACATATGAGTCGGCGGCTACGGATATCTTTAATAATTCGCCGGATATCCCACAAGACGGCGTGTTAGCACTTAAAGGTGTCTATGCCTACATGGACAACCTACTTGTTACCAATATTTTTTACGGGTAAGTAAAAAAACATGAAATTTTTTAACAAATCAATACGTAATTTAATATCTAAAACTGCCCCTGTGGAGGCGGCTGCTGCTCCAGCGGGTCCCGTAACGCGTGTTTTAACAACTGCCCCTGTAGAGGCGGCTGCTGCTCCAGCAGGAAGAGGTATTTTTGGAAAAATGCGGCAAGCAGTCCAGCAAGTTGGTCCTGCAACGCAAAAAAATCCTGCTGAAGAAAAGGCGAAGGGACTTGCCAGAGGAATTGGCAGAGGAATTGGCAGAGGACTCAAACGCATGGGATTTAAAGACGGCGGTTCCGTTAAGGCCTCACGTTCCGTTGTTTCATCGGGCCGTGGCGATGGGGTTGCTATTCGCGGTAAAACCAAGTGCAAGATGTACTGAAATGGCCAAAGCATCTCTTAGAAAAAAAGGTCCTTCTCTCTCAGTGGGCCGAGGCGAGAAGTTGCCAGTTTCTAAGGGTGCAGGCCTGACTGCCAAGGGCAGGGCTAAGTACAACGCGGCTACAGGCAGCAACCTTAAGGCTCCACAGCCACAGGGGGGCAAGCGTAAGGATTCGTTCTGCGCTCGCATGTCGGGTATGCCGGGCCCTATGAAAGATGAAAAAGGCAAGCCTACCCGTAAGGCGGCTGCTCTAGCAAGATGGAAGTGCTAAATGGAAGTCAATACAATTTGGTTAGCAATCCTTTCTGCTGCCTTTGGCGGATTGTGGTTTTTCATTCGCGAGAAATTTGACGAGCTCAAACGAATTGATATCTTGTTGAACAAAACCCGAGAAGAAATTGCTCGGGACTACACAACAAATGCAGAGGTTCAGAGAATTACGGACCACATTGACCAGCGGTTTAATCGGCTTGAAGAAAAGATTGACCAGCTCATTCGGGTGGGGAAGTAATGTACCTGACAAGCAACATCCCGTATTTTAAATGCTGGGTTCGTAAGGAGTTTACGAATGGGCATCAAAAGTATCAAGGTGAGTATCTTCATGCATTGGCGGTTGCAGTTACAACCATTCCAGACCGTAGCTTGAGCTTTCAAGTTATTTTTACAGGACTTGAGGCGCAAGACGAGGAAAACGTGCATGGTGGTGCAATGTGGGCGCGAATGCCGCTTGCCGCGTTGGTTGGGGATATCCCGCTAGAGGTGTGGCCCGAGCGAATGCTCAATCATTTGTCACAACCTTGGGACTGCAACTCGTACAACCACGCGATTATCAGCTTAGACAGGGCAAAACCTTCTCCTTGGTTGTGCAAAATTAACAATGAATTTTTCACCGGTAGATACTTGTTCACTGTAGACTATGCAGAAAGCGACGTATCTGAGGATCCATCGCAACACAAACAGAGCCACGTATTGATACTGACTGATGCAGGCAAGTGGACAGGAAACATTGTGGCGCTGCCTAACAACAGGGTCCGTGTAACAAGTCCCGCTTATTGGGAAACAGGACAGGGAGCGCCTGATTTCAGGCCAAATCAGTGGATTCATTGTGCGGAGCAGGACGATTCGTATATGGATATGGCAGAAACTTTTAACAACTTGTATCAGGAGCAGGAAAAATGATGAATTCTAAAATGATGAAAAGTGGCGGCATGGCCAAAAAAGGTGCTTCAGCTAAAACATTGCCTATGGTAAAAAAAGACGGAAAAATGGTTCCAGCTTTTGCTGCCGATGGTAAGGGAAAAATGGCCAGCGGTGGCATGGTGAAGCCTAAGATGGCAGCGGGTGGCGGCATGATGAAAGCCAAAATGGCAGCCAGCGGCGGCATGATGAAGTCTAAGATGGGAATGTCTGGCGGCGCATCTAAAGGCGGTGTTGGTGAGGAAGTCATGGTGCGTGGTTCGGGTGCCGCTCGTTCGCGCAAAGCTAAAATCTATTAATCCATGACTACTTCTGGCGTAGCCAACTTTGATCTTCAGTTTGACGATTTAATCGTCGAAGCTTATGAGCGTTGTGGCTTAGAGGCAAGGTCTGGCTACGACATGAAAACCGCGTTGCGGTCGCTCAACCTTATTTTTGCAGAATGGGCAAATCGCGGGCTTAATCTTTGGACAATTGAGCAGCGACAAGTAACCTTGGTTGCAGGCACGCACGAATACACATTGCCAACGGACACGATAAATGTTTTGTCTGCTGTTATTCGTACCAATAGTGGTCAAAGCACCCAGCAAGACATAACTATTGATCGGATCAGCCGCGCAGAGTGGTTACACACGCCAAACAAGAACACGGAGTCTAGGCCTGCACAATTTTATGTAGAGCGTTCTGTTCCCACTTCTTTGTATTTGTATCCTTCTCCGGACAGTACGCAAGCCTATTTGTTTGTGTATTACGCCATTCGTCGGATTGAGAATACGGGCACATATGTCAATACCGCAGACATTGTTTTTAGGTTTTTACCGTGCTTGGTGGCTGCGTTAGCTTTTCATTTAGCTGTTAAAAAAGCGCCGGACCGCATGGTGATTTTAAAACAACTGTATGAAGAAGAATTTGCAAGAGCAGCGGCAGAGGATAGAGATACAGCTAGTGTTTTCTTAGTTCCAACTTTCACGGTGAGCTGATCATGGGCGCAGGCTATGCTTCTGGCAAGTTTGCAATTGCGCTATGTGACCAGTGCGGATTTCAATTTAAGTTATTGGAATTAATTAAAGACTGGCAGGGGTTCAAGGTTTGTGATGAATGCTATGAGCCAAAGCATCCGCAATTGGAACCTAAACGGGGGCTTACGGAAGCGCAGGCTTTAAATCAGCCCCGTCCGGAAGCTCCTCTTTTTGTTACGATATATGTGGGTTTAACGACGGATTCGTCGTTTGCAAGCATTGGCATGCAACCTATGCCTATTTCCAAACAACTGGTGGCAGCCGCAGTGTTGTCTCCTGTAACCACGTTAATCACATGACTTACGCTGAACTCACTGCCGCAATACAAAACTACACCGAAAACACGTTTACGGCGACGGAGCTTGCAACTTTTGTTCGTCAAGCTGAGCAACGTATATACAACATGGTGCAAGTTGCTAACTTGCGCAAAAACGTAACAGGAACAATTACATCAGGAAACAAATATTTATCAGCTCCTGATGATTTTTTATCCACTTACTCTTTGTCAATTTTTACTCTTGCATCTCCAACTGCTACAGGCACTTCGGGTCAATTTACTATCGTAGTAAGTAGTGCCACTGATATTGCCGTGGGCCAATACGTTACGGGCACTGGAATTGGGACAGGCGCATTGGTTACCACTATAGCGGGCACTACGATAACTTTATCAGTTGCCAATAGTTCTACTGTTAGTGGCACCATAACGTTTCAAGGTAATTATTTATTTTTACTGGATAAGGATGTAAATTTTATCCGAGAAACTTACCCTAATCCCAGTGACACTGCGGAACCAAAATATTATGCTATTTTTGGACCTCAATCAAATGATGAGGGAGAGTTGTCGTTTATCTTAGGTCCCACACCAAATAAGACCTATCGAGCAGAATTGCATTACTATTACTATCCAGAGTCTATTGTGACTGCGGGAACCTCATGGTTGGGTGAAAACTTTGATTCAACTCTTTTGTATGGCTCTTTGGTAGAGGCCTACACTTTTATGAAGGGTGAGCAAGACATGATGGCGGTATACGATGTCAAGTACAAAGAAGCAATGGCTCTCCTGAAGAACTTAGGCGATGGTAAGCAGCGCGGAGATGCGTATTACGATGGCCAAGTCAAGGTGAAGGTGCAGTAATGATTACAGCCGGACTTACCACAAGCTTTAAAGAACAGATTTTGTTGGGGGACCACGACCTTAACACGGATGTTCTTAAGATTGCTTTGTACACATCTGCGGCTACGCTTGATGCCACTACAACTGTGTATTCTGCTACTAATGAGGTGTCCGGAACGGGGTATACAGCGGGCGGAGCAATTCTTTTAAACGTTGTAGTTCAGCAGGGAAATGGCACAGGGTACGCAAGTTTTGACAACCCCTCTTGGCCCGGTGCAAACTTCACCACCCGTGGCGCATTAATTTACAATTCCACAAAAGCAAATAAGTCGATTGGCGTATTAAATTTTGGTTTGGATCAAACTATGACAAATCAAGGATTTGAAATCCAATTGCCTGCGAATGATCCCGAAACTGCTGTAATACGAATTATCTAAGGAGTTCAAATTGATTACCACGACAAAAGGTGAAATGGACGAATCTTTGCTTGAAAAGCGAGAGGGTACAGTCGATAATGACAATGAACTCACCACATGGGTTGAGTATTGGTTGGAGGGGGAGCTTGTCCATCGTTCTGTCCATGTGACCTTAAAGAAAATGCCAGTCTTTGGCGGCGGCGAAACAGCATCAATCGGATAAAGGAGAACTAAAGTGGCAAATACTCAATCGATGTGTACTTCTTTTATGAGCGAGCTTATGCTTGGTCAACACCAGCTTGGCACTTCAACCATCGTGTCCCGTGGAAGTTTGACCTCGCCAACTACAGACACGCTTAAAGCGGCCTTGTATTTGACATCGGCTACGGTCAATGCGTCTACCACGGTTTATTCAGCAACCAACGAAGTCTCTGGCACAGGTTATACCGCTGGCGGTGTGGTGGTAACAAATGCAACGGCTCCAACTTCGACCAACACTTCAGCAACTGCTGGCGTGGCGTTTTTTACGCCTTCAGCGTCAATCACCTACACAACGGTGACATTGACCACGGCGTTTGACACCGTGTTGCTGTACAACTCGACTCAGAGCAACAAGGCTATCAGTGTTCACACGTTTGGTTCACAGACCATTACGGCGGGTACTTTCACCTTGACAATGCCTGCAAACACAACATCAACCGCTTTGTTGCGCTTGGCTACCACCTAAGGGGTAGTCCATGTCTCTCGGCTGGGGTGACGGTACATGGAGTAGCGGCCCTTGGGGTGGAGGGACGGTATTCCCAACAGGGAATCAGGCAAATGGCTCTGTTGGAGTAACCTCGCCTGAGTTGATTATTGCGCTGAGTGGGGTATTGGCTTCGGGAAGTGTTGGGGATGTTGTTGAGACAAACAGCCCAGCGGAAGATGGAAATGTTGCTTTTGGCAATGTGGGCAGTGTAACAACCTCCCTTGTAGTTGATTTGTTTGGTGTTTCAGCGGCTGGTGCGGTTGGTACTGTTGTTCAAAGTAACGATTTTGCCCTGACAGGGAATTTGGCAAGTGGGGATGTAGGCACTGTAGCCCGTGGTGAAACATTTCTTGGGTTAACTGGTAACGTTACCAGCGGTTTTGTTGATAGTGTTTTATCAGATTTGATAAAGGCGCTAACAGGGAATGCGGCGGCGGGAGCAGTTGATACTGTTGTTCAAAGTACAGCGGTTGATCTGACGGGTGTTGAAGCGCTGGGATTTACAAATGCGGTTGTTGTCCCGCTTCCAAGCAATCAGGCTGATGGTGCAGTTGGATCTGTATCTAGCGACAGAGAAATTGCTTTGACTGGTAACGCTTCCAGCGCTGCTGTAGGATCGGTTGTAGTAGGCGCAAGAACATTTGGAATAACAGGGAATCAGGCGCAGGGATCGGTTGGTAGTGTAATTGCTGTTTATTGGACGATCATTGATGACAGCCAGACCCCAAACTGGCAAAATATCAGCAATCCGCAAACTCCCGTCTGGACGTTGATTAATGACACGCAAACCCCGAATTGGGAAGAAGTAGTAACTTGAGGTAAATTATGGCAACAGCATATACATCACTCTTAGGTCTGGCGCTACCCGTCACTGGAGAGCTATCCGGCACATGGGGCGATGCGGTTAATGACAGCATTACTTCGCTGCTTGATTCAGCAGTTGCTGGCACTACCACCATCACTTCTGATGCAGACGTAACCCTGACAACGACTACTGGAGCGGCGAACACTTCACGGCAAGCAGTTCTTTTGTGGACGGCGGGTGGAACTGTTACCAGAACCATTACTGCGCCAGCGCAGTCCAAAGTCTATGTCGTTATAAACAAGACCACCAGTAGTCAATCAATCAAGTTGGTGGGTGTTGGGCCGACAACCGGTGTCACCATCATTGCGGGAGAGACTGCTGTTTGTGCGTGGAACGGTGTTGACTTCATCAAGACCAGCTCAACGATTGCAAATGCCGCTGGTTCAAACACTCAGGTTCAGTTTAACAACTCAGGTGTTTTGGGCGGGTCTGCAAGTCTTGTTTGGGATGGCACTTTTCTAACGGCTGGAAGCATTAAGAATTCTGCACTGACTAATACTCGGTTGACGTTTGCTGGCGCTTCTGGACTCTTGTCTGACTCTGCAAATTTAACATTTAATGGTACATCTCTAGCCGTCACCGGTACTGTTGCCATAACAGGCGCATTGACCGCAACCCTAGACTCAACATTCTCCTCCACTGGTGCGTTAATCATCAGCAAGGGAACCACTGGACAGCGTCCTACACCAGCAAGCGGTATGCTGCGCTTCAACACCACTACATTTGAGTTTGAGGGCTACAACGGCACTGCATGGGCTTCTGTGGGCGGTGCGGCACTGAGCAACGACACAAGCACAGCAACTGATGTTTTTCCGCTGTTTGCAAACGCTACAACTGGAACAGCATCCACCTTATTCACAGGCAATGCGTCCCTTTTGTACAAGCCAAGCACTGGTGAACTTAAAGCAAGGGTTCCTGTTGCCAGTAACGGGATTGTGGTGAACAGTCAAACAGTGGCTACAAGCTACACGATAGCGGCTGGGTTTTCAGCTATGTCAGCAGGCCCGATAACGCTATCAGGCGGTGCGGTGGTAACTCTTTCTAGCGGTTCACGCTGGGTCGTTCAATAAGGATTTGATATGTCATCAGTAGTTATTTCAGGGGATACGAGTGGTTCAATCACGTTATCCGCACCAGCGGTTTCAGGAAGCAGTGTATTGACACTTCCCGTGGCTACTGACACTTTGGCGGGCATTGCAGCAACTCAGACGCTGACAAACAAAACACTAACTTCACCAATAATCTCAAGCATTAGTAACACTGGCACATTAACATTGCCAACAAGCACAGACACATTAGTTGGCAGAGCAACAACTGACACGTTAACCAACAAGAGCATTGTTGCTACTCAATTAACAGGAACAATTGCCGCTGCTAGGTTACCTGCGGGGTCGGTGTTGCAAGTGGTATCTGCTTCAATTGGATCACAAACAACAAGTACATCAACAACTTATGCAGACACAGGTTTGACTGCAAGCATCACGCCAAGTAGTGCAAGCAACAAGATTTTGGTTTTGGTATCTCAAGGGATTAATGCTGTTGGAGCGGCGGCTGTAGGTTATGGAAATCAAACAAATGCTGGCGTTCAGTTGTTGAGAGGCGCTACTGTATTAATTGTTCCGGGCAGCGATTCTGGCGGTAAATACTCGATGGGTGTGGCGGCAACTGGAACTCTTGCACTTTGGGCAATTGTAGGGATGAATTATCTAGATTCTCCAGCGACTACATCTTCTACAACATATAAAACTCAGTTTGCAAAGGGAACATCAGGTATGTCAACAGTTTACGCAAATGATTATGCTGGTGGTTCATTTATTACCCTTATGGAGATTGCAGGATGATTAAATTAGATAAAGCAGCAGCAATTTTGTCGCTTGTACCAAATGCGGAGTTTGTAATTAGAGATGATGTAATTGAGTGGCATAGCCCATCTACCTCACCAGTTTCTGATGAGCAAATTGCACAAGAACTTACACGCTTAGAACAACAATATGCAACAGACGCATATAAGCGAAACCGATTGTCTGAGTACCCTCCACTTACAGATTATCTTGATGGTGTAGTAAAGGGCGACCAAACGCAAATTGATAAATACATAGCAGATTGTTTAGCGGTCAAGGCTAAATATCCAAAGGGAGCGTAAGCAATGACATCAACCATAAATGCCAGTACTACCGCTGGAATTGTTACCACTGCTGACACTAGCGGCGTGTTGGCGCTTCAAACTGCGGGGACTACGGCGGTTACTATTGATGCAAGTCAAAGAGCCGCTTTTGTAGCTGGAACAGCGGCACTTCCTGCCATTACCACCACAGGCGACTTAAACACAGGTATCTTCTTCCCTGCTGCTGACACCATTGCTTTTTCTGAAGGCGGTGTAGAGGCCGCAAGGATTGATAGTGGGGGTCAATTTGGCGTGGGTATTACGCCTAGTGCGTGGAGTGGGGCTGGTAGAGTTGCTGTGCAAGTTGGTGGAAGTGTTGTAAGTTCTTTTGCTGGAAATGTAACTACTGCCCTTGCAAATAATTATTATTACAATGGTTCTGTAGATTCCTTTATTAATGGGTCAGGTTATGCCCAATATTATGTTCAAACAAGTGGTGGCGTTCACCTTTGGGGAACCTCTACTGCGGCTTCTTCTTCTGCAAATTCACCAGCAACATTAACCCAAGTAATGACGCTGGATGCTAGTGGGAATTTGGGTATTGGTACTACAAGTCCTAGTTCTAGACTAAATGTAACGGCAACTGCAAGCACTATTGGACAATCAAGAATTGAAGGTTCAGGAGTAGGCACTTTATTTGCTGGAATGACTGCTGGTGCTCTTGGTTTTCTGCATAGCAACACAGGCACACTTGCTTTTGGAACAAGCACTTCGGATAATAATTTGGTAGAACGCGCCCGTATCGACTCCAGCGGTAACTTGCTGGTGGGGACGACGAGTACTGTTGGAAAACTTACAGTATCTGAAAGCAATGCGGCAACAATAGTTGCGTCAATTTCTGCAACAAGCGCAAGTCATTCCACCCAAGTTTTGCAAGTCAAATGCGCTAGAGGTGCAACAACTGCATATAACCTAATTCAAGGACAAAACAATTCCACTACAGAATGTTTTAAAGTTGATGGCGCAGGTGATGTTAAAAATACCAATAACAGTTATGGCGCAATCTCTGATATTAAAGTAAAAGAAAATATTATTGACGCTACACCAAAACTTGCTGACATGATGCAAGTAAAAGTTCGTAATTACAATTTGGTTGGTAGCACAACAAAACAAATTGGTGTTATTGCTCAAGAGTTGGAAACTGTATTTCCTTTAATGATTGATGAAACACCTGACAGAGATGCAGAAGGCAACGACCTTGGTACAACAACCAAAGGTGTGAAGTATTCTGTATTTGTTCCAATGCTTATCAAAGCCATCCAAGAACAACAAGCCCTCATCACCCAATTGCAAGCCGATGTAGCGGCTCTTAAAGGAGCATCAGCATGAGCTTAATTCTCTCAGGCACAGACGGCCTATCCGATGTTGATGGTACTGCCGCAACCCCTGCTATCAGGGGAACAGATGCAAACACAGGTATCTTCTTCCCTGCCGCTGACACCATTGCTTTCTCTGAAGGTGGTGCGGAGGCTATGCGGATTGATAGTGCTGGTAATGTGGGAATTGGTACTACTTCCCCTGTTAATTCTGGGGCTGGTATTACAACGTTAACCGTAAATGGAACTACTCAAAGTGGAGAAGTTTTTCAAGTTGCAGGCGTAAGTACAGGATTTATTTACTCAAATGCTTCAGACAGTGGGCTTGGAACATTAACTGCTACGCTTTACAAATTTTTCACCAATAGCGTAGAACGTATGCGTATCGACTCCTCTGGTAATGTGGGGATTGGTAATACTACTCCCAGTTCTTTTGATGCTACTGGTAAGCCTTTAGTAGTTGGATCAGGTTCTGGAAATCAAGGTATTACTATATATGCAGGAACAACGGGTTATTCAACTGTAAATTTTGCAGATGGAACAACAGGTACAGACAGATATGCAGGACAAGTATCGTATGACCATACCAATAACGCTTTACTCTTTGCCACAACTACAGGCTTGGAACGTGCCCGCATCGACTCCAGCGGTAACTTGCTGGTGGGGGGTACGAGTGCAAACGGAAGAGTGTCTTCTGTTGCTAAATCGGGCTTTAGTCCGGCTGGTAGTGCTGGTACATGGGCTAGCAGTCCAGCTATAAGTGTCGCTGGTGCTTTTGGTGGCGGCGTTTCGTGGATTGACGGTGGTGGCGGTTATTGCGCTTGGGTAGATACATCGGGCGCTAACTTTAATATTGCCGGTGCTTTAACATCAAATTCGGTTGCAAATGGTGTTTTCTTGAATGGTTACTCTGCAACTGTTTGGTCTGCGCGTTCTGACGAAAGATTAAAAGATAAATTTGAACCAATTACAGATGCTATAAACAAAGTTGTCTCTTTAAGGGCTGTTACTGGTGTATACAAGAATTTTCCTAACGATAGGCAGGTATTTTTGTTTGCACAAGACGTACAGAAAGTATTGCCTGAAGCTGTGTGCATTGCCGACAAGGAAAGCCCTGAACAATATTTAGGTTTGGCATACACGCAAGTAATTCCTCTTTTAGTTGCGGCAATAAAAGAACAACAAGCCCTCATCCAATCCCTGACAACCCGAATCACTGCACTGGAGACAAAATGAACATCACATACTCAATCGTACAACTTGACCGCCAAACCTCTGATGGCTTGGTAACCACTGCTCATTACACAGTTAACGCTGTTGATGGCGAACACACTGCTGGCTCTTACGGCACAGTAGGCTTTGAGCGTGGAGACACATTCATTGCCTATGCTTCGCTGACCGAGGCTCAAGTCATTGCTTGGGTTAAAGACAAGCTAGATGTTGAGGCTATTGAAGCAAGCCTTGCCGCACAGATTGCTTTACAAAAAGCACCAGTAACAGCAACAGGAGTGCCTTGGTAATGAACGACATCAAACTCTCAACCAACTTGGTAAATGCCATCCTGCAATACCTTGGAACACGCCCATACACCGAAGTCTTTCAGGTCATAGAGGCTATCCAAAAGGAAGCCAAAGAACAGCAAACAGTGGATAATCCCCCACAAGGAGAAACACCATGAGCAGTACATATTCCAGCAGTCTACGGGTCGAGCTTATTGGCTCTGGCGACCAAGCCGGTACATGGGGAACCACTACCAACAACAACTCTGCCTATATTTTTGATACTGCAATTGCGGGAATTAACACGGTAACCATCACCTCAGTAAACCAAGCTCTGACCTATGTAAACGGGCCAACGTCCACTGCGGCACTGAACCAGTCTATCTACGCCATTTTGAAGCTCGACAGCGCGGCTGCGGCCTCCGCCATCTACGCCCCGCCTGTATCTAAGCAGTACATCATTTGGAACAACAGCAGCTTCACAATCACTATTTTTAACTCTACGGTCATCGGTAACACAACGGCGGCGGGTACAGGGATTGCTATTGCGGCTGGCAATAAGGTCATGGTGTGGTCAGACGGGACAAACTTCTATGATGTCAAAAGCAACGGAATTACCGGCACATTACCTATTGCCAACGGCGGTACAGGACAAGTTACAGCCAACGCTGCGTTCAATGCTTTGGCTCCAGCCCAAACAAACAACCGACTGCTTAGATCAGACGGTACAAACACTTCGTTTGCCCAAGCGGTACTGACTACTGACGTTACTGGAACCTTACCTCTTGCCAACGGGGGTACAGGCGTTACCACACTTGCTGCGCTGGGCAACTTGTTTTACCCAGTTGGCTCTATTTATACAAACGCAACAGTGTCAACAAACCCCGGCACATTGCTGGGATTTGGAACTTGGTCTGCATTTGGTGCTGGTCGGATGTTAATTAGCCAAGATGCTACTTACCCTGCCGGTACAACAGGTGGTTCGGCAACAACAACATTAATTACTGCTAACTTACCAAGCCACAGCCACTCAATTACCGACCCAACTCACGTTCACAATCAAACAGGTCAAACATTTACAGCAGGCACTTTACAAATTGCTGGAGGCAGTGCTGCCGCTATTAGCGCTCAAAACACAGCAGCGGCATCAACTGGTATCACGGGTACAAATGCCACAGGTTCTGGTACAGCAGTAACTACAATCTCGCCGTATATCGCTGTTTACATGTGGCAGCGTACTGCTTAATGGTGAAATGAAATTGACCCACTCAGCATTCTCTTTGCCGCCAATGCCTGTGTCGCTGCTATCAAGCAAGGGTGCAAGCTGTACAAAGACGCTAAAACGTCTTTCATGGAGATCAAGAAGACTGTTGATGAAGTTGCTTCAGATGTCAAAGCAGTCAGAAGTTTTTGGCAAAAGCTCTTTGGATCAGCGTCAGCCACCCAAGCCAAGCCTGTGGCGAAAAAGAAGGAAGCCTACGTTGCCGTTGACGAAACCCAAGTCATGGCAGAC